TGTCAGAGACGATCTGCACGAGCGGGTTCGGCGCGGTGCCGGTGCCCTCGAGGTTGATGTCGCTGTAGACGGCGGGGATCGTGACGGCCGCGCTGCTGTCGTAGGTCGCGGCTTCGGCGTCGCGTGTCGCCTCGAAGCGCACGGCGTAGACGTAGACGGCGCCGCGGCGGATGAGCTCCGCGCGGGTGCCCGCGTAGCGCGTCGACAGGTTCATGTGCGTGTCGGCGACCACGAGCCCGTTGCACGCGGCAATGACCGCGTCCACGAGCCGCAGGAGTCCGGGGGCGTTCGTGTCGCCCACCATGCCGTCGTCGATCGCACGGGCATCCTCGACGGCCACGAGCACCGAGAACTGCGACAGGGCGCGGTCTTCGATCGACGCCGCGCCGTAGCCCATCACGTCGCGCGTCGAGAGGTCTTCGTCGAAGCGCAGCATCGCGCAGGGGTACTGCGCGGCGGCTTCGGCGAGGCCTTCGGGCGGCACCGGCCCGGCGTAGCGCCCGACGCACGCGAAGGGGCGCGCCGTCGTCGGCCCGGTGGTGACGTTCGTGAGCAGCCCCGAAAGCGCGGTGTAGAGCGCGAGCTCGATCGTTGCGAGTGTGGCGGCGCTCATTGGACGTTCTGCACGGCGCCCACCATCGAGGCGGCGACGATCTCAGCCATGGTCTGCCCCATCGCGAGCCACGCGGGGCGAAGGTACGGGTACGGGCGATTGCGCGACGTGCCCTCTTCGACGAACGAGCCGTAAGGCATCCCGCCGTGCACCTGGATCACGTAGCCGCTCGCGAGCGAGCCGTCGGTGAACTGCCACTCCGTGTGCGTCTGCAGCCGGAACGTGCGGTTGGTGTAGGGGTGGTTGGCCTTCGCGTAGGCCGCGACGACCTTCGCGCCCGCGGTGAGCGCGGGAGGCAGCGCGCGGGAGAGCGCGGCGCGCATCGCGTCGACCGCGTCGAGCCACTCGGCCACGGTCAGAACGCCGACCCGTCGCGGCGGTCTGCGGCGCGGGTGTAGGGGTTCGTAGGCATGTTCGCGGAGTCGACGAGGTTCGTGTTCGCCGCACGCGGGCGTGCGTCGCCGACACTCGCGTTGGAGTTCGGCGGGCGCGCATCGGCGTCGCGCGACATCTCGCGAAAGAAACGCTCGGCTGCTCTGCCGTGCGAGAGGTACGCGCCGCTCTCGTCGCCCGCGGTCGCGCCTGCGCTGGTGTGGCGCGAGGCGGCGATCATGCAGACGATGTCCACGCCGCGGCCCGTCACCTCGGGGTCAACAGTGTCCGTCGAGAGGTAGAGGCCGTCGGGGAATGCCGCGCGCGTGAGGGTGCGAATGCGGCTGTTCGTCTCCGCGATGCACAGGTCGCGAAACGTCGTGTCCGCCGTCGCGCCGCCGTTCTTGGCGAAGAGGCGTGCATACGCCTGCGTCGAGAGACGGCCCGTGACGTCGGCCGCGGTGATGATCGCGGTGAGTTCAGCCACGGTCGTACTCCATGCCCTCGGTGAGTCCGTCCGTCGCGACGGTCTCGGGGATCTCCTCGCCGACCTCGTAGGTGACGCCAGCGTGGATGCGCACCCGCGCGCGGAACCGCACGCGCTCGGGCGCAGGAGGCACCGCGTCTGCGGGCTCCGTAGGGGCCGCAGGAGGCTCGGGCGCGACGACGGGCGCGGAGACGGACTCCGACGCACGCACGGGCACGCTACGCGACTCCTGCGGGCGGTTCTGACTGCGGCGGGACATCAGCTCACTACTGTCGTGTAGAGAAATCCTGCGGCCGAGCCCGCGACGACCTTCTCGTCGAGCGACTCCGTCACCTTCACGTACATGCCGCCCGACTTGCCGGGGAGCGGCGCTTCGATGGTCTGCGTCTCGCGCGGGCCGAAACGGAACTGCTTCCCGAACACCGCGGTCTCGCGGGGGCCAGGGTTGTCCGTGGCGCGGATGAGCGCGCAGGACTTGCCCCAGATGTATCCCTTCGTCGAGGACTGACCCTCGCGCGACGAGACGTACTTCGCGCGGCCCACATACACGGCGTCGAGCTCGAAGAGCGCGGCCACGAGGTCGGTGGTCACGCGGTCGGGCGTGGCGCCCGAGATGGTCGAGGAGCGCGACAGGATCGTCTCCTTGAGCTTCGGGTGGTTCTTCAGCTTCATCCACGCTTGCGCGCCGATGACCATGATGTTGGGGCGCTCGTCGCACGCCTCGATCGCGTCGTCGATCTTCTGCACGGGGTCGCTGGTGTTGGTGTCCCAGCGGTCGGCGCCCGAGAGCGCGGCGGTGTTCGAGCCGTACGAGCCCGAGGCGAACGCGATGCCCGCGACGCGGCGCTCCTTGGCGATGTCGAGCCGCGAGGTCACGACCTTGACGGCGTGCATCTGCGGGTCGATCGGCGCGTCGGCCGACTCGATCTCCTTGTTGCTCACGAAGTCCATCAGCCCGTAGTCCACGGTGCTGAAGTTGTCGGTGGAGATGGTGTACCGCACGCGGCCGGGCATCGCCTCGGCGCCCGTGAGCGTGGCCGACTGCTCCTCGAAGAACGTGTCGGCCCCGTACTTGAAGAACTTGTCCGACGGCTTCTGCACGTCGACGATCGGCATCACCATGTCCGCGATCATGTCGCGGTTGCGGATGGTCGACGCGAAGTTGCTGAGGGGCGCGTCGACGTGAACCGACGACGGCGAGAACGAGGCTTCGATCACGCTCGCGGCCTGCGCGGCGTTGAGGCCGTGCGCCATGAGCAGTTCCATCTGGAGCGCGTGAATCTGTGAATCCATGGATCAGCCGCCCTGCTTAATGAAGGGGTTGATGGTGCAGGCGACGCGGTCGCCCGAGACGGCGCTCTCGAGCGCCTGACCGACGACGGCCACGTTGACGCCCGCGCTCGCGGTCTCGGTGATCACCGAGCCATCGGTGCCGCCCGAGGTGACCCAGTCGCCGCGCGTGATGGTGCCGCCCGCGATGAGCGGGTAGACGCCGTTGAGCACGAGGTCGATGGTGTCGCCCGCGGCACACGCGGAGCCGTCGGGGCGCATCATGCAGCCGAGGAGCGACGTCGTCGGCGAGGCGCCGCCGGGGAGGCGCACGGTGTTGTCGGCCGAGCCGACGCGGACGATCATGCCGTCGGTCAGGATCGACTCCGACGCGACGGGGACGAGTTGCCCGGGGAAGCGATTGGAGAGGCCCATCAGCGTGCCGCCTTGATCTCGCGCGAAGCCTGCTTCAGCGCGCCTTCGAGGGTGAGGGTCTTGTCAGCAGCCATGAGCTCGCGCGCACGAGCGCCCGCGGCGTCGTTGTGGCGGGCGGGCATGGCGACCACGTTCGAGGGCGTGCCGTCGACGGAGGCCGCGAGCGCGGTCACGCGCTGCGTGAGCGTTGAGGTCTGCGCGGCACTCGCGCGCGGCAGCGGGTTGGCCTTCGCGAAGGCGGCGAAGTCGGCGCGGGCGGCGAACTCCAGCGAGGCGCGCACGGGCTTGAGCGCGGGCTGCGCGGCGATCATCGCGTCGAGGTGCGCGGCGACGTCGAGCTCCACGCGCTCCGACTCACGCGCCTTCGCGGCGTCGAGCTCGGTCGTGAGCGAGGCGACCTTCACCGAGAGGCCCGACAGCTCCGCGATCTTCGCGGCGACGTGGGCGCCCGTGGCGTCGCTGGTGAGGTTGAGCGCGCGCCGAACGTCGGCGGTCTCCTGCGCGCGGGCGGCGATGGCCGCCGAGGCATCCTCTTCGCTCGCGGCGGCGATGCCGAGCCGCGCCGCGAGGGTCATCATCTGTGCCATGTGGCTCTTCTCCGTGGCGACCCTCGGGCCGCCGTTCATCGGCGGGTCATCCGCCGAACCTGTGCCCGCGGCGGATGCCGGGGCGTTCATCTTGTCGAGGGCCGCGAGGGCGGCGGCGACCACTTCGGGCGCGGTCGTGAGCGCGGGCAGGCGCATGGCCTCGCCGATGCTCTCGACGATGTCGTCGAAGTCGACGCCCGAGGCCTCTTCGTCGCCCGCCGCGACCATCGCCGCGAGCTTCGCGAGTTCGGCGCGCACGTCGTCGACGCTCGCGGTCACGGGCAGGCGCAGGACGCACCGGAGCATCGTGAGCACGTCGTCGGCACTTGAAACGGTGCCGTAGTACCGCTCCGCGGCAATGCGCGGGATGTCGACGAGGGCGGGGTTATTGGTGAGGCTGAAGCTCCAGAGGTACGAGCCCACGCGGTCGCCCGTCTCCTCGTCGGTGCCGTTCTGCACCAGCGTGACGGAGCCGTAGGCGATCTCGCCGGTCTCGACCTGGGCGCGGGTCGCTTCGTTCACCCAGCGGAAGCGCGCCTCAAGCGTCGCGACCGTGGCGCCGTTGCGCACCATGGAGCCCACGCGCATCGCGGTGATCCATGCGTGCGCGGCGCGGCTGAGCGGGTGCGCCGCGTCCTTGGTGTCCGCGTGGTAGAGCACCACGGGCACTTCTTTGCCCCACCGCTCGAAGTTGGAAACGCACTGCGCGAAGTCGGCGCGCGCAAGGGCGACGCCGGGGCCGCGACCCTTGAGCGCGACCTCGTAGGCCAGGACGTTCCACGGGCTCTCTGCCTGCGCCTTCGCGAGCGAGACCGGCACGCCGGGGAGGCGTCGATTCATCTGCTGTCTTGAGTCCATCTGTCGCACCAGTTTCCGCGACCACGAGTCGCCCGCCGCGCCGCCCCACAGGAGCCACGACACCCACGCGGGCGAGTCTTTCGGCGCGCGAGCGAAGCGCCTGTTGCGCCCGAAGAAGCGCGCCATCTTGCGGGCCTTGTCGGGGCTCGCGTTCTCGCCCGCCGCGAGACGCCGCGCCCATGCGACGGTGTCCGGTTGGATGCCGTCGCCCGAGAACCCCTGCTCGTGCAGCGCGAGGCCGCGACGGAGGGCGCTGCGCACGCCCGCGGGCGGCGCGAAGTTGATGCCGTCGTACGCGGCCACGGTCACACGTCCGCGGGCGTTGCGAGGGCAGGCTGCACCTTGCCGACGACGGGCTCGCCGACGACGGGCTCGGGAACGCCCTCCTGATCACGCACCCACGAGGCGGGCACGGTGAGGCCGCGGTCCATGTACATCGACAGCCGCTCGGCTCTGCTCTTCGCATCCTCGGGCGGCTCGACCGCGAACATGATCGTCGGCACCGGGGCGTTGTCGCCGAGGTTCAGCCGCACGAGCGGCGCGAAGAGGTCGCGTCGGATCGTCTCGGCGAGGCCTTGCGCGTCGCTCGCGAGCAACTGGTACATCGCGCGGAGGTGCACCTCGCCGAGCGAGCGCGCGCCCTTGTCGCCGGGGTCGCTTGTGAGCGTGCCGCCGAGGATGCACTTCGACATCTCGCCGTTGCAGAGCTTGATCAACTCCGCGTGCACGCCGTTGTCTTTCGCCTCGATCACCGTGAGGTCGGTGACGTCGGGGATGACCGTCGTGACGGTCGACGACATCGCCTCGAGCGCCTCTTGCAGCGCCGCGACGTCTTCGCCGTTGGCGCGCGCGGGATTCTTCGGGTCGCGGCCGGTCGCGTACTTGCCGACGCGCATACCGCGGCCCGACCACTCCGCGAACGCGAGCCAATCGCGAACGCTCCACCGCTTGAACGCCGAGTACCAAACGAGCGCGCGGCCGAGGCCTTCGCGGGTCGGGTACGTGCCGAACGAGCGCGTCGTCTGCACGAGCAGCTTCCCGCGAGGGAACGCTGCGGCGTCGTCGAGGGGCACGCCGGGGAACTGTGCGAAGGGCGTCAGCGCGACCGTCGCGTCGTACAGGTACAGGCGCCAATCGCGCGACTCGTTCGACCACGCGAGGCGGCGCGGGTGAATCGCGTAGAGGTTGCGCGGGAGCATGTAGCGCCCGTCGCGCGCGTACACGACCTCGACGGCAGAGCGCCCGTGGTAGGTCGACGTGAGCAGCGACTGCCACGCGCCGCGCATCGACAGCCCGAGCGAGCCGGGCACGACGTCGACGGACGCAAGCGCGTCTTGGCACAGTTTCAGCGCGCGGTCGCCGGAGCGCTTCGACGCGCCTTCGGGGAGCCGCACTTCGTAGGTCGCGCCCGACACCGAAAGCTCGCGCTTCGACAGGTCGCCGTGCAGGTGCGGGTCGCCCTGCCGGATCTCGTCGAGGAGGTCGGCCCACCGGTCCATCCGCCCCTGGTCGGCCGAGAGCATCACCGACGTGATGGCCTGCGGCGTGAGACCTGCGCCGAGCCGCTTCTGGTTGCGGTCCTGCGGCGAGGGGGCGGTGATGTTGCGTGTGGCGACGGGCATTGTCAGAAGCCCCATGCGGGGCGGGAGCGCTGCGTGCGGGGCTGCTCTGCGGGCGTCGCGTCGTGCGCCACGAGCAGCTCAGTCAGCGCCCACACGAGCGCATCGAGGCGGTCGGGGCTCGCGCGGCTCGTCGCCGGGTCCCACGTCGTCAGTTGATCTTCGAGGCGGGCG